GATTGGTTTTTTTGGTCTGATTAACTCTTAAGTTAACCTGGTGATTCATGGGATCCCTCCCACCAAGGAGGGACTGTACATCTATGAGTAACCAGTGGACAATCCGTGCAGTCTCTCGACGCTGAAACCACGACCCCATATGCCTTGCGGCAGGCATCGTGAAGATTGGTACGGAACTATTAAGGCTTAGTTGACAAAACATAGCCACCGTTTTGGATTGATTACACTCATAGACCCCATAGTACGATTACAAATCCCACTTAGAAGGATGACCCACGTAAAGTTTATAACTAGCGTGGTTAGTGGATGAAGCATCTGAACAGTTTGAACTAAGGTTCAGGCATTCTGGTTTTTCTAGAAGCTCTGAATACCGAAAGTCACTAAAACTTGCCAGGAATTCATCTACGTAATCCTTTTCAGTAGGAAGTTTATACTCAGCATAAGTTAAATAGTCTGAGTTCCAAGTAATCGTACTTTGGTGAAGTACTCTCATGTATAATTTAGTCTCTGTAGTAAGTTCCTCAAAGCTACATAAATCATGATAAAGATCAGACTTACGGCCAGGACCGACATCACAGAAACCACCATACATACGAACAAATTGTGCGAATTTTGGTTTCACATCTTGAGTACAATAATGATGTGAATTATTGGGTAGATCAGCCTCCTCAGGGAGCTGATCGGGAAATTCAGAGATATCATCACTATCCAAAAGATAGGTCTGAATCAGAGCAGGGCGTTTACCAGAATCGCCCACTAACTTCTTAGATGACATTACCGCCGATCGAGGATCATGGCCATTATCACTCCAATAAGTACGAGGTTCGCGTAAGTATCTCAACATACGTGTTCCTACTAACTTTTGAGTAAAAGTCAAATGACTGTCATTGAAGTTTATATTCCCGTGTGGAAATTTCCACCTAAAACCCAAGCCGCCGGAGTTTCTGGGAAGAAAAATATTAAATAGACCATTATTCGTAAAGGTCTTTAAATCTTCCCTATTATATCTGAGAAACATTTCCCAGGTACCTTGAATATCACGGCATCCGCACGCCACCTCCTCCCAAGTCGATGCAAGGACCTTGATTGGGTCCTCATCATCCTTGGCCTGAACCTTTGTTTGTCCGGACAATAGACCAGAATTAAAATAGTCTATGTCTATCCACCCCTCTCGAGAGAGGAATTTGAGCTGAGAGTTCACCATAGCAATACGACGGTGAACATAATTCTTACCAAGAGATAGTTTAAAACCTATCTCATTAATGTGGATTAACCAAGTTGCATACAGTTCATCATTAGTTGGAAACAGAATATCATCTCCATTAACGAGAACCGGTAATTCATTCGGTTCATAACTAATTGCATCCACACCATTATTCTTTAAATGGTAAGAATTATTCTCTTCGTCCATAGCCATCCAAGCGCCAATAAAATTAGTCGCACATAAAATTGGAAAGCTAAGGACAGAGCCCATCAACTGTCCCGTCCTTTGAGGGACGGCGAGAGACGTATCTTTGAAACTACGTTTCGAGTCTACGTCAAGTTGAGGATCGAACTTACA